TGAGTCTACACTTAAACCCATTTCTAAAAGTTTACTAGTAACTTTTTGTTGAGCATCTTGTATTAGATAGTCTTCTACCATAGACTTCTTTTGTTCAAGAAGTTCATTGTAAGAATACTCGTCAACAGCTTTAAACGTGATCTTAGTGTTTCTCTTTGCAAATTCTGAAACTAAAACGTTAATTACATTGGGTATAATAGGATAAAACTTTAGTTCTAGTGCACTATGATCTTCTTGAGTTAGTGTTTCAATTAAATCAGACATCTCATTATTTTCTTCAACAATGTAGTCTGTCTTATCTATAATACCTTTTGCAAGTTTGTAGTTCTTCATAAGGCGCCGCGCGTTACGGCGTAGTTGCTTTAATCCATTCCACTCTAACCAGTCAACATTCCAAGCCGCCCACTCATCTGTTTTTTCTTTATCAGGAATAAACTGCAATGGCTGAGTTACGCTACCTAGCCTATTGTAATCAGCTTTTGCTCCATTCTTAATCTGTAATGCGTTATATATTTGCATCTTATTTCATATTTTTAAATGGGCTTCTCTTCATACCAGCTGGTAATAAAGACTTACCCATGTGTCTAAACGGACTATTATTAAATTTAGTCATTTTATCTGATTTTACCAATTTAGAGTCATCAGTAATTGTACGTCTTGCATAACCCCTGTTTGTTTGCTGGATTTTAGCAAATGCAACTAATGCAGAAAATGCAACTAATCGGTCAACGTTAAGACGATCATGATAAGCCTGCATTTCACGCAAAAGCATAATATCAGGTATACGTTCTACACCAAACTTTGTGCTAACTATAGAACCATCTTCAGCAATATCTTGATCTAGGATCTCTTGAAGATACTCAATAGCATATGACAATAAATGACTTTTAAATAATGTACCTGTGTTTTTCCAACCATAGTCTGCATACACGGCCCGGTTTGATGATATTTCCTTTAAAAACAGAATTTGATCTTTGGGTACTAGGTATTTTTGTTTACGCTTTAACATCATGTATTGTATAAACAAGCTAACGTTGTTTTCTACTAGTGTCCACGCATTGTAATATTCAATAATATTCTCTAGTCTTTCATGTGTTTGTTTAATATCATCAAAGCGACCACACCAAGATGCTACTATTTTGTCACCTTCAATATAACTTGTAATGTTTGAACCCTCAACTTTTGTAACTTCCGTAGGAGCTTTATATACAAAAATCGAACAGAGCGAGTCAGACGTAGTAGTTTTTCCTTCTCCCACAGGGTCAATTGATGCATAGTACATACCAAAAGGCGGACTTTTAACAGGGCGCTCATAAATAATGACAACGCTTTCTTTGTTATTTGAGTTCTTAGCAATAGGAAATTCATTAATAGGTAATTTACGGGTTTCTTTTATTGTAATAATATCGTGTTCATCGCGTACAAGCTCCACAAACTCCATTGGGTATTCTTTATCTTGAATACGTTTGATCTGGGCATTAACCAGATGCTGAGGAAACTTTGATTCTTTTCTATAAGCAAACGCTTCTTCAATGTTGCGAGGGTGCTGAGAAATACGCAACTGATACTTATCTGCAGGTAACTCTTTTCTCCATATATTAAACTGTTCGTCTAATGCAGTTAAAGCTTCTTCTACTTTAGAATTACCAAATGCATCAATGAATGGTGGCATTGACCATTGCTCTGGAATAAATAATCCTGATCTACCAAGAGTACCGTCTTTGTCAATAAGTGTAGTTTCTACAGAATAAATGTCATTTATATCTGGTTTAAGAATCATCTCTTTTAGTGGCTCACACTGGTCAAGATCACCAACAGAACCCGCTGCTATAAACATACCACTAGTAATAAACCCAGATTTCATTGCAGGGCGTATATACTCAAAGGTGTCATTCATCTTTGGTGCAATACCTGCTTCTTCATGAAAGAAGTATTTACAGGGGCCACCAACACCATTTGTAGGATCTTTCTCAAATGACATACCTTGAATAGTACCTTTAAGACCAACCTCGGTTTTACGATTACCCTTTTTAACCTCAATCTTTTGCTGCCACATTAATGTTTTATCTGGGCTAAATGGTCTATACCAAGCTGTATGCTCATTTAAAAAAGCAGCATACTCGTCTAGCATTTTCCAGGTGCCTTTCTCATTAATGTAATCTTTAAGACTAGCACCTATTTTTAAGGTGATACCTTCTTCAAACCATATTTGATTTATAAATTTAGCGGCGTGAAAATATGAACTAGCTATCTGGCGCTTTTTTAATATTGCTGAATGCTTGTAGTGTAACTCAGCTAGTAACTCATATAATGCCATATGATACTGAGCATCTCTAATTTTAGCAAAACCAAAGGTGTTTTCTTCTTTATCATAAATAGGTAAGAAGTTTAACCACATATAGTAGTCTCTACATATATACCATGTTTTACTACCAGAGATAATTATTGTTCCATTTCTATTCTTGTTTTTTTGATCATCCCAGTATGTAACAAAGTCTTTGCTCTTTGTAGGAGACGCACAGTAGTAGTTTTGTTTATTGAAGATTGTAGCCTGCTCATTAAATATTGCAGTGTCTTCGTTAAACTCATACTTCCCGGGCTCCTTAAAAAGAGGCAACAGGAACTCTTTAAACTGTTCCCTGCTACCAAATTCTGTTACTTCCCATGTGCCATTACGCCAGGTTGGTATTCTTTCATAAAACTTTAAACCGCTTCTACTGATCATATGCTAGTGATTGTCCCCCGCGAACTGAAGATTGTTGTTCATCTTTAAGGTCACGAAATGCGCCTTTAAAGCTTTCACGAATCTGTTGATACTTTGCAGCAGCATTTACGAGAGAGTTAATATTACCATCGCGACCATGCTCGATTGGTGTATTCTCCATATAGTCTGCTAACCGGTCAAGCATTGTTTTTATTCCCCTGTACGCGCGCGAGGTTGGTGTTTCGTACAGCTTTTTTAAAAGGTCAACAGCATTAATAATTACTTCATCTTCAGTTGAAAACTCAGCTTCAAGTTCATTAAGAATAAGTTCTTCACGATCAATATCTGGTACATCAAAGAATGGATTAAGGTCAGGATTCATACATGTCATATAAAAGGCATACTGGTAGATCTTAAGATAGTTTTCTGGATATTCATCCATAATTGCTTTAAGACTACGTATTGTATAACAGTGTTCTGTAGGAACAACTGCACCATTTTGGATATCAAATATTCTCACCATTTTAATTTGTCTTTATATAAATCAAAGTCATCGTCAAAAGTCTGATAGTTTACTAATATCTCTTCGTCTGCTTGAATATCTCTTGCAGCGATCATCTTTTCACCAAATACAACAGAGTTAGGATTGTAACTATGGTTTTGAAAATTTGAATAATCACAAGAAGCATACAGATAATCTCCTTCCTTCCAGAAGTATTTATTAACGTAAGCTTTTTGTACATCATTCAAAAGTTCATACTCATCTGCATGTACCTCAATATCAAATCCTTCTACAAATTCCCATATAAGTGTGCCTTCTTTTATAAAATTTTTGGCAAACAGACCTAGTCCCATCCCTGGTGACTCTGCTAAATAAGTTTCTACAAGTAACATTATTTTTTATTTATATCGTAATAATAAGAATCTCCATCTTCACTTACCCATCTTTCAGAAACTGTTTCTACAGATGGTAGTTCATAATCTACCTTTATATCTTTTGGATCAAAAGGAAAATCATTAGTTATCCAATTAGAATCTCTCCAAAATATTCTATTGTTTGGCTGACACAAAAGATAACCATCATCAGCAATTAATATATGCCCACATTTATAATCACTTGGTTCATTTGAATATGGATTTTTATACCAGTCAACCGTCATGCGATATGTTGCCCATATTTTACTACCGTCTTTTAGTACTACCTCACAACGTTTTTCATAAAGGTAGTCGTAAGTAATAACGCTTACATTCTCAGAAAAACAATCCCATAATTGTTTGAAATCAAAGGGTATGTCCTTTTCAGGAATTTCTATGAAAATTTCAGATATAGGCACTCTTGATCGTAACATACCATAATCTGTCATTACATGAAAAGTTAATATTTTTCCAGCTACTGATTGTATGGCAAAAGCATATGCCTTGTGATAAGTATCATCATCTTTTTCATTTTTAGTAAAATGCGATGCTCTTACATAGCATTTAAACAACTCTATGTTTTCATTTAAAATAGCCATTTATCCTAGGAATTTAATAATGTCAATGACTTCTCTCTTTAAATAGGGTACATTGATAACATTTACACGTTTAACAATAAACTCACCACGCTCATCTTTAAGATAAATAGGATAGCCATGTTTATCCATACCAGAGCTTTCAAACTCAATATGGTGGAT